GCTTCACTCGATCGGAGTCCGACACGTCCGCAAGCACATAGTAGTCGCCTTTGAGATCCCGCCCAACGCAAATCTCCTTCGGATCCGTAATGATGGATCCTGTTTCTGTTTTGATTACAATCATTCTTTCTTCACCTTTCCGATTTCTTCCAGACATTTCGCAGTCGCGAGGTCCTGCAGTACGAGCTCGGACTCTCGATCCTTATAGAGCTTCAGGAAATCGCAGGCCCGCATAGTGACCAGCCACTCGCAGTTGCTGCGCTTATGTGCCACGATCGGCACCTCATTCTTCATCGCCTTCCGGGCGTCGCGGATGCTCTGATCCATGGCGTCCTGGATATTCAGATGCTCGACAAACTTGACCTCCTGATGGATCCCGCGGATGCCGATACAGTCCGCAGCCCCCGCCTCATTGTTACCACAGAACTGCGCCGTGCGGCGGACGGTATACCCGAATTCCCCACAGAATCGGCACCAGGCGAGCTCGCCGCGTTTCCCCTTCGCCTTACTGTTGATAGCCATGCTCTTTCCTCCATTTTCTCCATTTGCACCCGTTCCACCACATAGCCGCGCGCACCAGCTTGCGCCAGCGGCAGTTGCGCTTCACATTAGGTGAAATCCCCCAAGAATCCTCGCGCGTCGTCTTCTTCCGCACGACTCTTGGCCATTCTTTCAGGAAGCACCTGCAACGCTGCATCTCCAACATGTACCGGATTGCTTCCAGATTTCTCATCTCATTCTTCGTCATGCCGATCTCCCCTCTTCGCTGCGTAGCAGAGCGCAAGCACCAGCAAGCCGACAGAGGCTCCGATTACGGCGCCCAGTATTATGCACCCGGCTCCAAATAATACAATGTCCATACCTGCCAATTCCTCCTATCCACCTAACCCTCACTAGACAGGTGCTCGACCTTGGCTAGAGTGTTTATTTATTCGTCATTCTCTGAATATCCATTCATCTCTTGCCTTGTCGCCATTCGCTCCCGTCCCGTCATCGGTCAGACTCTGAATACCTTGAAATTCAAATTTCGCGAATTTTGGCCTCTACAGGCCTTCGAGGCCTTCGGATATAAACTTACCCGTCCGCCACCCTTCCTCGGGCTCCTGCCCCCTAAATTCGCAATCCTCAGCCGTTTTGCTCCTTCTAGCCAAGGGCATTTTGCCTCCTGCGGTCAAAATGGGTAGTCATCCGGGGGCTGCATCCCCTGCCCGGAAAGCTGACCGCTTCCTTCCGGAAACATACTCGGCTGCTCCTGCTGCGGCGTCGGGCTACCAAACTGACTGAATCCGGCAGCCCCGCAGGGATGCTGATCCGGCGGAGGCGCTCCCGCTGCCTGCTTACCCAGCCCGATCGGGAGGGATACGACCTGCGCATTCAGCTCGGTGATGTACTTCACCTCCCCGGTCTTCTGGTCCGTGTACTTCCGGGATGTCCAGCGACCCTTCACCATGACCAGCTTGCCCTTGGTGAGATAGCCCCCTACCGCCTGCGCCACATTGTCCCAGCACACCACATTCACCCAGTTGGTGATTTCCTTGTCGCCCCACTTCTCGCTGCATCCGATCGAGAAGCGGGCATACGTCTTGCCCGTCTGTGTACACTTGACCACCGGATCGCGGCCAAGGTTTCCCATGAAATAGCAGTCGTTCATTCTGCCTCCTCCGTGTTCAATGTCCCTCTGACTGAATCCCCGCCGGAAATCACTGCGTAGCAGCTATCCCGGAGACGGTCAAAGAAACGGGTATCATAGCGCTTGATGATCTGGTCAGCGTCCAGATTCGGGGTGATGATGGTCGGCT